AGTTGTTGGCAATGTCCATGTATACAAGATAGGGCAGAAATCTAAAATCCGGAGTAAGTTCAGTCAAGGAGATTACGCCGTGAAAGGAGGCTAAAAGTATGAAAGTTATTAAACCACGTGTTGAAATTATGGATGAGTTTGACGGACTGGATGTAATAAGGAAATTGGAATTGTGCGGGCGGGTTTGTTATAAGTCTGAACATAAAATTACTGACGATTCGGCTTATAAATTCATCGAAAACATCATTAAACGTGGTCACGAATCAGTATTGGAACACTTCAGTTTCACTGTTAAATTCATTTGTGACAGGGGCGTTTCCCATGAAATAGTTAGGCATAGAATAGCAAGCTATTCCCAAGAATCAACCCGGTATTGTAATTACAGCAAAGATAATTTTGGCAGTGAGATAACAGTAATTGAACCTTGCTTTTTAGTTCCTGGAACAGAAGGTTATGACATGTGGTATAGGGCTTGTTTAGTTGCTGAACAAACGTATTTCAAAATGTTAGATTGGGGATGCACGCCAGAAGAAGCAAGAGCGGTTCTGCCAAACAGTTTGAAAACCGAACTCGTAATGACTGCCAATATTAGGGAGTGGCGACATTTCTTGAAGTTGAGAACATCACCAGCGGCGCATCCGCAAATGCGGGAAGTTGCCGGTTTGCTTCTGAAAGAATTGAAGGCAAAAATTCCAGTTGTATTTGATGATATTGAAGGTATAGTTTGATGGGTGACAAGAGAAATCTAAAGTATAATCGAAGCGGATGCGCTGACCCAACAGCTTATACGAATGACCTCAACCCAAAATATGATACAGATTTAGAAGACGAAAGCGGGGGGGATAAGATGGGTGAGAAAACGTTTGTTCACATATGTTACTCAACAACAGAGAATTGTATTAATATCGATAGTTATGGCATTATTTGCGTGGGATGTAATGCGTGCGGAAGGTTTAATCCCGAACGACAAAGAGAAGATGCTTTGAAAATGTGGAAAGAAAAATTAGAAGATGAATTAAACTTCAATCGGTGGGATGACGATCCGGAAATTAGGGCGCTGCAGGAACGAAATCACAAGGCTAATATTGAGTATTACAAAGCGAAGATTGCGGAACTGGAGGCTAGTTCTTGAAAAAAAAAGGAGATGATAATATGTTAAGGAAACTAAAAAGCCTTGAGATTGGAGGGAATCAAAAGTGACAAACCCAGTCTTGATTAAAGACATAATCATTCAAAAAGGTCGTTTCAATTTTGCAAGTCCTGAGGAAATTCAAGTGTCGGTGAGTTTTGTTACGGCGGATGACAGATTTATCTCATGCACATTACCGCTAGAGTCTGCGGAACACTTATTGGATTGGAACGGCGACAATCCAGTTGATTTACTTCGTGAAGTTATTGAGATTGACGAAAAGGTATATCTCTATAGCAGCGAAAGAGAAAAACTGAAGGCACTTCTAGAACAATGCGCTCCATACGAAGATGATATAGAAACTGAATGGCTGAAGAAGAAGCAAGCGAAATTGATGGAGAAAATTAAGAACACCGCACAAGAAGTTAGACGAATCAGAAAAAGATTGCAGTGTTTACAAATTTAAAATAAGGAGACGAATGGAGAAACTAAAGTATGTATTAGCTGTGGAACATTCCGGCGAAAATGCAAAGCAAGTATTAGCTCCATATCTTGGCTGACCGGAAATACTGGAGGCGCTTCGAGAAAATCGGAGCGCCTTATTCAAAATTTTTTCCAAAAAACTTTACTTGGCTGGGGAGTTTTCGATATAATATTAACAGAAAATCTTTAGGCTCGGCTTTTAACCACCATGGTTGATTCGACGGCTTAAAAAGCTGTGCCAGCCATCGGGAGGGGAGCTCTTTTGGCCAATTTAAAGGAATATATTGATGAAAACGGGAATTTTGACAAAAAAGGTTTTCGGAGGAAACTTCGAGAAATCGGGCAACGAAAAACGAGAGAAGAACGTTTGAGCCGGACAAACACTTTCGGAGTACTTGACCTTACCCCATACAATGCAGTCAACCTAATAATAGACGGAAAAAATGCAACAATTGTTTATAAATGATTGATTTTGGGAGTCCTTTCTCTTATATATTTTCGATTTGAAGTGCGGGTATAAGTATCCGTCCTAACCTATTGGTTTTGATAATCAAATTGAGGTGAAATTATGTCTTCGAAAAAGAAAGGCTTTACTCGGACCAAGTTTGGTAGCAACGATGCAAAAAAGAAAAAATCAACTAGGAAACCGAAAACATTACTCCCTATGCCTCCAAAATCCGTATTGGATAGCTTAAAACTCACTCCAAAACAACGCCTATTCGTGCAAGAATACTTAATTGACCTTAATGCAAAACAAGCATCGATAAGGGCGGGATATAGCCCGGCGAATGCTGAATTCCAAGGTCATCAACTTATAAATAATCCCAAGGTAAAGCAAGCTATTGAATTAGCTATGTATGAGCGGGAACAAAGGACTAAGGTAACTCAGGACAGGGTGATTGAGGAACTTGCGAAGATAGCTTTCTTGAATCCGACAGATGTGATCAACGAATATGATGCATCATTACACACAGGTGCTTCCCGAGAAGATACCGCTGCAATATCATCTATCCGAGTAAGAAGAATTCCATCCAAGCACGGAACGGGAGTTGAGCGGGAAATAAAGTTGCATGATAAGATTCGTGCATTGGAGCTGCTTGGTAAACATTTAGGATTGTTCAATGATAAATTGAATATAACAGCTGATGCAGTGGTAAGGATAGTGGATGATCTAGGCGATTCAAAAAATGATGCAACGGAGACCAATAGCGAAATCGAGGAATGATGCATATGACGAAAGCTCCGGTGGTAGATGTAAGGCTTTCGGAATTAATTGCACTATCTTTTTATGAATTGCATAGGGAACTAAAAGAGGAGCGGTATGATGAATATTGGCTCAAAGGCGGACGTGGTTCAACCAAGTCCACTTTTATTAGCATTGAAATAATTTTAGGAATGTTAAGAGACCCGGAAGCAAATGCAGTAGTTTTCCGGCGGTATCAAAATGAACTTCGGGATTCCGTTATCGGTCAGTTTGAATGGACTATTGCAAAGATGAATATGGGTCATTTGTTTCACGTGCAAGTCAGCCCGATGCAAATTGTCTACCTTCCTACGAGGCAACGGATTATCTTTCGTGGAGCCGATAAGCCAACGAAGTTGAAATCTATCAATATCGGTAAAGGATATATCAAATATGCATGGTTTGAAGAGTTAGACCAATTCGGTTCAATGAACGAAATACGGAATATTTTGCAATCAGTATTCAGAGGTGGAGACCAAAAGCGAGTAGTATTCTTTTCATACAACCCTCCAAAATCATCTCGTTCATGGGTGAATCAAGAGGCGAAAATGCCGAAACCGGGAAAACGAGTGCATCATTCGACGTATTTAGATGTTCCAAAGCATTGGCTGGGAGAAAGGTTTTTAACCGAAGCCGAGCACTTGAAACAAGTTAATGAACTTGCATACAGACATGAATATCTCGGAGAAGAAACTGGAACAGGCTTGGAAGTATTCACCAATGTAATACTTGAAACCATTACCGATGAACAAATTGCACGGTTTGACCGAATACGTCAGGGATTGGACTTTGGTTATGCAACTAACCCGGTTTGTTTTGAGCGTATGCATTATGATAGTACAAGACGCCGGTTATACTTATTTGCAGAAGTTGCTGGATTGAACTTGTCCAATAGGTTGCTGTATATGAAGATTCAAAAATACAACGATGTAGTCACTGTTGCAGATAGCGCAGAACCGAAATCAATTGATGAGTTAAGGAGTTATGGCCTGAGGGTAGTCCCTGCAAAGAAAGGTCCGGGTTCAGTAGAATTCGGAATCAAATGGTTGCAAGACCTCGAGGCTATTATCATTGACCCGTTACGCAGTCCGCTGGCTGCAAAAGAATTTATTAACTATGCATTAGAAACCGACAGAAACGGAATGGTCAAAAACAAATTCCCAGATAAGGATAACCATTCCATTGATGCGACCCGTTATGCATTGGAAGATGATATGATTGGGTATAACATGCAAGGAGTAGGGCTACTGAGAGGGGCGAAAGTATATGGCTAAACAAGGATGGTTTAAAAAAGCCGTTGGCGAAATATCGAAACTGCGTCAAAATCTATTCGGCCAATTTGGAAGCCTTATTGGTGGCCACTGGAATGTTCCATATGTGCTGAACAGTAGCCGGGTTGACTATGAGCTTGCACGGCAGCTGTATCACAACACCCATGACGATTACAAGTTAGGTGCTGGGTTTGCCAAGCCTATCATAAATACTCTGGCTGGATTCATGGGAGTTCCTCGCTTCCGAACCGAGGATGAAGAGGGTCAGGAAGTCCTGGACGAGCATATAAGCTGCTGGGTTAGCCGAATGCAGAGGGCACATCAGCTCTGTTTGCGGGATGGTGACTGTTTTGTGATGCTGGCCAACCTGGACAACGATGACCCGCTTTATCCAGATGAAGAAAACCGGATTGATTTTATTATCATTCCGCCAGAGCAAATAGCGGATATTGAGCTTGACCCGATTACCAGGAGGCCAAAGGCCTATACGATTAAAGCGCGGGCAAAGTGGAAGGATGAAGAAGGACAGGAAAAAGAATATACCGTGTTACAGAAGTTTACTGCCGACAAGGTTGTACTGAAAGTTGAAGGTGACGCTCCGGAAGGCTTGACAAGTGAAATACGACCTAACCCTTGGGGGTTCATCCCGATTGTTCATTTTAAGAATGAGTTAGAGGAAACGGAACTATACGGAACTAGTGAACTTGAGCCAATAGAGCCTTACATGAAGGCTTACCACGACGTTATGTTGCACGCCATGCAAGGTAGCAAGATGCATAGCACCCCAAGGCTGAAGCTGAAGCTCAGGGATGTGCAGGGATTCTTGCAGAACAATTTTCCAGAGGCGCTAAAGGCAGTACAGAGGGGCGAACAGGCAAATATCGACCTGAAAGGCCATGAGTTGCTCATATTCACAGATGAAGAGGATGCCAGTTTTATCGAGGCGCAATCGACAATTGGTGATGCAGAAGCTTTACTGAAGCTTCTCTTTTATTGCATTGTTGACGTTTCTGAGGTCCCTGAGTTTGCATTCGGCGTCCATACTCCTTCCAGCCATGCCAGTGTAAAAGAACAGATGCCTTTGCTCATTCGCCGGGTAGCGAGAAAACGTGAAATGGTTACAGAGAACTGGCAGACTTTAGCCCGGATGCTGCTAGTTATGTATAGTAAGAAGACTGGCAAAAAGTTTGAGAGCTATGAAGTAGGAATCACCTGGGATGCAGTTATTGAGAGGGATGAAAAGGAATACGCAGACACCATTAACACCTTGGTGAATGCACTTAATACTGCCCTTATGGGTGGATTTATCAGCCTGGATGCTGCTGTGGACTTGTTGGCACAGTACATTGACACTATGCAGGAGTATGCTACCGATGACCCGGAACTACCCGGTGAAAGGGAAAGGATTATCAAATCGTGGTATTTAAGAAGTAGGCTGGAAGATACGGAAGGATTGCTTAATCAATTGGAAGATATAGAAAAAGCGTTAAATCCAAACCAGAATCAGAATCAAAGTAACCAAGGATGATAGCCGATGGCCAAGGAGATAGATGAAATCAAGAAAGTCGCCGGTGATTACCAAAAATGGGCATTGGCTGCACGAAAGCAATATATCCAATTACGTTTAAGGCAAGATAAGGAAATTGCAAACCTTTACATTCGTTCAGCTGATAGGATTGCCAAGGAATTAAAACAAATTGGGACAACTACGATTTCGGGTCAAATACGAAAGAAACATTTCAAAGAGTTGGAGAAATCTTTGCGAGCGGAGGCTGAGCTAATACAGAAAGGTTTAACAGAGGCGTTCGTTGACTATATTGACTCCGCCGCAAAGGCGGGAGTAGGATATACTCAAGGCGTTGTATTGAATCTATTTAACCAAGCGGGATTGAAGACTTCCGGGATAAGAAAACTGTTCAGCCGGGTGAATAAGCAAGCTGTTGAAGCAATTTGGGCGAGAACGAGAAATGGACTTTATTTATCGGACAGGATTTGGGAGCAAAGTGAAAAATACCGCACCACAATGAGGGACTTGATTCAAGAATCTGTTGCAATTGGACAAGATGCAGTGAAAACCGCTAGGATGTTGGAGCAGTATGTTAGACAGGGGGCGAAGACACTTGCCCGGGACTACCCAGAAATGATGAAACGGATGAAAGGGCGTATTCCCGGGAACATCAGCTATGAGGCGTTAAGACTTGCGAGGACCGAAATGACTGCGGCATTCGGAGAAGGAACGATAGCAGCGGCAAGGGTCAGCCCAAGCTATATCGGCATGAAGTGGGTGCTTTCACACAGTCACCCGGTGGTTGACATTTGTGATACTTTGGCGGAGCATGATGAAGGATTAGGCCGTGGAGTTTATTCCCCGGGGAATGAGCCACCTT